GGTGCAAGGAGAACCCCAGGCAGATCAATACCTTCCTTCGATTGCACCTGAACATCTGGACCGCAAGCGAAGAGCGTTGGGTAACCGATGATGAGTTTATGCGCGGAGCCGATGAGGTGGACGAAGCATACCTGAAGACGCTACCGTGCTATGCAGGTATGGACTTGTCCAGCACCAAAGACCTTACGGCTGTGGCACTCATCTTCCGCGACGATCGCCACGACCGCTTTTACCTGAAGTGCCACCACTTCGTAAACGAAGACAAAGCCAACAGCAAGAGTTTAAGCGGTGGTATCGACTACTACACCTTTGAGCGGCTTGGACTGGTCACGATTACCGAAGGCAACGTAACCGACATGCTTGCGGTGCGTGAGCATATCATACAGCTTGCCCAGGAATACGACCTTCAGGCGCTGGCGTATGACCGCTACATAGCGCACCTAGTGGTGCCGTACCTCGACGGCATCGACTGCCAACCATTTGGCCAAGGCTACGCCTCTATGTCGTACCCGACCAAACAGTTTGAAGTGCTGTTGTGCAAAGGCCAAGTGATCCACGGTGGCCACGATGTCTTGCGCTGGCAGATGGGATGCGTTCACCTGGCGCGCGACGAAGCCGACAACATCAAAGTCACCAAGAAGAAGAACAGCGAAAGCCAAAAGGTTGACGGCATTGTAGCGTCTATAATGGCAATGGGTTGTTACTTTAACAACGCACAGGACGAAGAGCCACTCTTGGAAGTGATTAGCTTGTGAGTTCATATTTGGTTAAGTGGGGGCGGGTCGCGACGGTGGCCCGCCTTTCTTAAATTGCACCATGCCCAATCGCATACAAAAATTCGTTCAACAGGCGCGGGCGCGCATTGGACTTGATAGGCCGCAGGACATCGTGGCTGCCGTGGGGCTGTACGGTGTTACCCAAAGCGGTGCCAACATCACCCACGACAGCGGAATACGTATCAGCACTGTCTACGCTTGCGTGTACAAGATTGCTAGCACTTTGGCCAGCTTGGGCCTAAACCTGTACGTCACCGATGGCCGCCGCCGCGATATGGTTACGGATCACCCGGCGCTGGATGTCACAACGTACCGACCCAACAGCTACGAGACAGCATTTTACTTCTGGGAAACCATCATTGGACAGGCAGTGATGAAAGGCGCTGGGTATGCTATCATCCAGCGCGGTGCTGGTGGGGTGCCAATTTCTATGGAATGCGTGGATACCGACCAGGTAGAACGCCGCATTGTTGACGGGCGCGTGTTGTTCAAGTTGAACGACGGCAAGGTCGTCGCGCAGGAAGACATGCTTGAGGTATGCAACATGTACCGCAAGTCACCCATTCAGCTGCACAGAGAGAACCTTGGCCTTGCCCAAGCCGCTCAAGACTACGGCTCGGAATACTTCGGTAACGGTGGACAAATGACGGGCGTGCTGTCTTCGGATCAGCCGTTGAAGTCCGAGCAGATGGAGACCTTGCAAAAGAGTTGGAACGGCTCTATGACCAGTGCCGGCACAAAGCTCCTACCGTTTGGATTCAAGTACAGCCGCATCAGCATCGCACCGGAGGAAGCGCAGTTTATCGAGACGCGCAAGTTTCAGGCTGAAGAGATCTGCCGCATCTTTTCTGTTCCTCCTGCGCTTGTTCAGCTCGAAAGCCAAACGACATACAACAACGTCGAACAGCAGAATCTTATGTTCGCGCGGCACACAGTGTTGCCGTGGGCAAAGAGGATAGAACAGGAGCTGGCCAGTAAGCTTTTGACTTTGCGCGAGGCACGGAACCACTACTTCAAATTCAGTCTGAACGATCTCTTCCGTGGCGATATGGCTGCCCGCTCACAGTTCTACACGCAGATGCTGCAGAACGGTGTGATGACGATTAACGAGGTACGTGCAAATGAAGAACTTAACCCAGCGGCTGGCGCCGATGTACATTTGGTTCAAGTCAATCAAATCGCGTTGGACCGCATGGGCGACTACTCCGACAAAATCTCCAGCGATGCCGTATAAGGATTACCCAGAAGGCGCAGTGAATAACGCCAAGCGCTGTTTGAAGTGGGTAGAAGAAAACGGTTGGGGCAGTTGCGGCACCGATGTTGGTAAGCGCCGCGCCTCACAGATTGCGAATCGCCAGTCGTTGAGCGACTCAACGGTTAAAAGAGTTTACAGCTTCTTGAGCCGCCATGCAGAGAACGCGGATGTTCCGTATTCGGAAGGCTGTGGTGGGCTTATGTATGACGCCTGGGGTGGCAAAGCCATGCTACGTTGGGCGCGAGGCAAAGTCAACGAAATGAACGAAAAGAAAATGGACGACACACATTTGGAAAACTACGTGCGCCGCTCGCTGCACAACATCAGCCGCCGCACCGACCGCGCGACATACATGCAACTGGTTGCGATCTACACCAACACACCAGGCACCGACAAGGAACGCATCGCTGAGGTGCGCAAGTTCATCTCTGGTGTAGCGGAGCGGAAGATGGAGAAGGCCACAAGCAATGGCGTTCAGTACCGCGCGGCTGAGATGCGCGCCGCGGAATCGGAAGACGAGATGATCGTAGAAGGTTACGCCGCGGTCTTCGACAGCGTTACCGACATCGGACCATTCCAGGAGCGCATTGCACCGGGCGCGTTCAGCGATGTACTTGATGACGATGTGCGCTTGCTCATCAACCACGACGGTGTGCCGCTGGCACGTACTACCAATGGCACGTTGGAGCTGAAGCAAGACGACACAGGCTTGCACTACCGTGCCGTGCTGAGCAATACGCAAGCCGGCAAAGACTTGTACGAGATGATCAAGCGCGGAGACATCAACCAAAGCTCCTTCGCCTTTATGATTGGCGAGGAATCGCGCGATGAAAATGACGTTCGGGTAATCGACAAAGTGTCGCAGTTAATTGACGTAAGTCCTGTAACTTACCCAGCGTATCAGGCCGCCTCTGTTTTTGCGCGCGCCGAAGAGAAAGAAGAAGAAAATGACTGACCTTCCCATCAAAGACTTGCAGGCACTTCGCCAGCAGTACGTCGACCAGCGCGAAGACGTAAAAAAATCCGCTGACCTCGAAGAGCGTGACTTGTCCGATACTGATGTAGCGGAGCTTGAGCGCTTGGCTACCGAGATTCGCAAAGTTGACGTGCAGCTGAAAGTGAAGCGCGAAGACGCAAAGATTGCCGAAAGCGCCGTTCTCGCTGGCGAGGCTTCCCGCTCGCACAGCAAAGAGATGCGCAACATGACCAAGCGCTTTGACTTGGCCGGTGCCGTTCGCGACATCTACCAAGGCAAGCGTGTCACTGGTGTAGCTGCCGAATTCACTGAAGAGGCTTTGCGCGAGGTGCGCGGCTCTAACGTGAACATGAAAGGCCAGCTTTCCGTTCCTGCCGCTGTCCTCCGTGCTTTGGGTGACGCTGGCGAATTCGGTGCTGGATCTGCTTTGGTCAACTCTCCTGGCTTTGTTCCTGAGAACGTCGCCGCAGGCGTTGCCGCTCTCGCCGCTCCTACCCGCTTCCAGCAGATGGGCGGTCGCGTACTCAACGGCCTCACCGGAAACGTTAAGGTGCCTGTAGTGGGTACGGCTTCCAGCATCAGCAATCCCGCAGAAGGCGCAGCCATTGCCGCCGACGCTGGTACGGCTATCGGAAGCAGCGACCTCACGCCACAGCGTTACGGTGCTTTCGTTACCGTTACCGAGCAACTGATGTTGCAAGGTGGTCCCGCTGTTGAAGCTCTCATCACGCAGGACATGGTGACGCAGATGAACCGCGAGGTCGACAAGCTGGTGTTCGATACCATCATTGGTACGGGCGACGGTGACAGCACTGCTTCTGTTAGCGCTGCTGCCATTCTCGGTGGTGAAGGCGCTTTGGCTGCTGCAGGTGTTGACCTTTCGAGAGTGCAGATTATTGCCGACTCCGTAGCGCACTCTTTGTTGGCCACCGATGACATCGTTGCGAGTGTCAGTGCTGCCATCAACCGCAGCAACATCGGACAGCTTTCAGCCTGCGGCTATCCGTACTACGTTACGGACCTGCTGCCCGCTAACGGCGTTCCCGCCGAAGGTTCGTTGATTATGGCCGATTTCAACCAAGCTGCCGTCCTCGGACTGTTCGGCGGAATTGACATCGTGATTAATCCGTACACGCTGGACTTGAACCACCAAGTTCGCATCTCGATTCACAGGTACGCTGACGCCGCTGTGCTTCACGCCGGTGCTGCATACACCTTCCACGACAACGTGGCCTAATACTAGGCTTCACAATAACGAGAAAGGCCGGCACTGCGTCGGCCTTTCTTATTTTTAGGCTATGCAAGTAGAGATAACAGGAGCCGCGGTAGATCAGGACACTATCATTACGGTGGCTGATCTCAAGTCACACTTGCGCGTGACGCATACGCAGGAGGATACTTTAATTGGCGCACTGCGCTCCGCGGCTATCAGCTGGGTGGAAGAGCATTGCAACATCAAGCTCGGCAGTTACACGGCGCGTGGGTATCTCACCGACTGGCGCCCAGCGTACTTCCCCATCGGACCCGTCACCGCGATCAGTGAGGTGAAGTACCAAACGACGGCAGACAAGGACTACACGACGGACCTTACTACGTTGGCGACAACCTTGTGGTTTACCGATGAGGTGACCCAGCCCGCGCGCATCGCCTTCCGCGACTACCCGACGACATACGACTACGCCTTGACGCCTGTGGTGGTTACGTTCACCGCAGGATACACTACGATGCCGGCGCCGGTGGTGCATGCCATCCGCTTGTTGGTAGCTCATATGTACGAGAACCGCCAGGAGGAAGTGACTGGTACCATCACTACCCGCTTGAAGTTTGGACTGGAAGCGCTGCTCAATCCGTTCCGCATCATCTACCAGCCATGAAGAACGCAGGACGGCGAGACCGATATATAACGC